TTAAGGTTGTTGCACCATAGATAGAACCTTCGTTGTCTCCTTGTGCATCTGGTGCTTGTATTTCTTTTACGACTACATTATCTATTGATCCAGTAAATGATGTTGTTGCTTCAAAGAAAAAGATAGCACCACTACCACTTCCAAATAGTTCAACTTCAATAGAAGAATTAGCATTATAATATCCACTTACTCCTTCACTTGTAGCAGAACTACCAGCTCGTACTCTTACACTCCCAGCAGAGTGATTAGATAAATCAAAAGTAATTTTATATTTCCTACCAGCAACTAATCCTATGTCTTGAAATAAAAATGATGCACCACTTTGTGATCCATCACAACTTGCAAGACCATTAGCAATACTCCATCCTGTGTTTTTTGTCCAATTACTATCAGTAGCAAAATCGCCATTTGTTACTAAATCACTACCTAAAGATGTACTTTTAAGATTATACCAGCTAACCAGATTGGTTAATTCAGTACCTTTTAAATCTGCATATTGTCCTTTCCAGTAGATAGATTCTATTTCAGAACTACTTAAAGCACGATTCCAGATGCCGACATTGGCAAGAGAGCCTTCAAAATATTCACCACCTGGTTGTCTACCTATCTCCCCTGTTGTTCCAGTAAAGCTATTAATTGTATTTGTGCCACTACCATCAAGAGAGCCATTTAAATAAATTTTAGCACTACCATCTGAAACATCTACAGTAACAGAGGCATGATACCATACACCAGCAGATAATACTGTTGAACCAGCAATATTACTTCCATAGGTACTGCTATATACTTTGTATCCACCAGAACCACCATTCCATATTAATAAACTTCTTCTTTCACCAGTAGCTTGATCACCCCAATTAACTACTATTGAAGTTTGAACAACATCTAACTTAAACCATGCTGAAATAGTGTAGTTACCAGATTCTTGAAAAGGAAAAGATATATAATCATCACTACCATCAAAAGAGGTAGCACCAGATAGGAGTAGTTCTGGACTATTGTCATAAAAACGATAATAAAGCTTGAGTGAGTCTTTTATGTAAGAAAGAAATGCACCTACATTTTTACCTGCCCCTTTAATTAAAGACAGCCCTAAACCAAGCATCTGCTAACCCAAGTAAATTATTACAGTACCACTAGCAAGAGTAAACCCTGTCCAGCGACCAAAAACTGTCATCCCTTGTGGGAATGTATTGGATGAGTCTATTGCATCCCCACTACCACCACTTGTTCCTATATAACTTGAGCTTTCAGGTGTAAGAGTTGTAAAAGTTGAATCAGCTAAAAATTGTATTGCGACAATAGTTTTACCAGTAATAGCAGTTGTTCCATCTTCAAAGATGCAACCACCTTGACCTAGACCTACATTATTTGATTCAATTACGCTAAAGTGTTGTATACCAGCCATCTTGTTTCTCCTTCATGCCTTACCGAGCTTGGCAAATCTCATGGGCATATTGTTTAAATTTTATTCCTCTACAGGGGGAAAATAAATTCCCCCCATAGATTCCTATTTGCAGTAATTATGCTTCGTAATCTACTAAAGCAAAGATTCTACGTTCTCCATCTGCATCTGCATTTCTAACAGCACCACCATATACAGACTCGCAAGTTACGAGTGTAGATAAGTAGGAGTGCCTATAAGAAGCCTGCATCTTAGCTTCCTTAGAGAAAGCATAGTAAAGTGCAGATTCGTGAATTGCATATCCATATACAATATCATTATTTTCTGTTCCAGAATTTTCAAGATCAGCAAGAGCCTTGATTCCTTTAGTCGCATCAGCACTTACATCAGCTCCACCAGAAGCAGAACCCATATAAGGTGATTGTGCAATCCAAACTGGCATCCCTAAGATAGCTCCAGCATTACCAGTCCTGCCAAAATCAGCACCTAGTGTAGCCTGAGTACCCTGTGAGTAGCTAGTTAGAGAGTTTAAACTAGCATACATATCTGGAGATAGTACTAAGTTCCAACCTTCTGTATCACTTGTTTCCCCAAGTATTAATCCCATTAATGAAGTTAAATTAGCTTGAGAAAGAACTGAACCAGTAGTCTGTACATGCATTGAAGTGTTAGCATCTGCACCAACTGCACCAGTATCACTAGCAAGGAGTCCTTGTAAGTTACTAGCAACTTGATAGTGTAAAAAGTTATCAAAACCTCTAGCACAAGCATATGCTAACTGTTTTGCATAAATTTCCATCAAGTCATAGTTAGACTGAACATTAACAATGTCTGGAATGTAAGCAGAACCTACATTATACTCAGAAACAGTCAAAGAGGTCTCATCACTTGTCATGCTACCAGCACTTGTTACATCACTAGCAATCTCACCACCTTGTGTAAAAGCACTAAGTGCTGGAACACCAATGTGAGGTAAATGAATTTTATCGCCTTGATTTGCAATTTCTGGTGACAAATCAATACCGACATTCTTCATCATTATTTTTTTCTGGAAAGCCTCTAGTATAGCCTGCCCCCAGACTTCAGGGATAAACTGATCAGCAATATTTGGTGTTACTGCTCCAGTACCTCCTGAGTGTACGTTTGTATCAAATGGGTCTGAAAAAGCCATTATTTTTACTCCTTAAGTTATCTTTTAAAATTATTGAGAATAGAACTCCAATTATCTCTTCTCTCTTTTTTAGATATACTTTTAAAATCAACATCTTTTCTAGAAACAGTTCCAATATTATTTTGTGGATTGTTCTTAGATGACAATAACTCTTCAACTACATCTAAAAGAGAATCTGTAGGTAAATTAGCGAATTTTTCTCTCTTATCTTCTGGCAGTCTCGATAAAGCATCGTCCCTTAATCTTTTATCTTGAGATTCAAACTGGTTTTTTATTACCTTTAGTTCGCTATTTTCTTTTGATAATACCGAGTTTAGTTCAGATAATTTACCTTGCTCTTCAAGTTCTGCCCTTTGCTTTTCCTCTACTATAGTTTTCATCTCATTTAACTTTATTTCAAGTTCTTTTTTTTGCGAGATTACTTCGTTTAGTCTTGATCGTGGAATAGCATCTTGTACATTGTTTTCGACTTGTGTGTCGGTTTCCTGTTTTACATCTGGCTCGATGGTCTGTTCTTCGGACATTTTTACCTCTTAAGTGAGTTAGTTAATTGCAAGAATAAACCTTGCATTAAATAGATAGTATAATGTAAGTTATAAAAGTGATCTAATGCAAGAAAAAAATTACGAATTTAAAAAAAGATGGTTTGACTATTTAGGGTATAAACCACACAATGGGCAATTAGCACTTCATTACCCTCAGAAAAAAGATGCTAGATTTCAAGTGGTAGTCTGTGGGAGAAGGTTTGGAAAAACTTGGGCTAGTGCTATGGAAGCAACATTTGTTGCATCCCAACCTAATAAACGTATTTGGCTCGTAGGGATGTCTTACAGAAAAGCTAGATTAATCTTTAGGGAAGTGTGGCAACGAATGGTTATAGGTCATGGAGAAGATGTAGATAAAGCATCTGAAAAGGATATGTACATCCGTTTTAAATGGGGTACTACTGTTGAGGGAATGTCAGCAGATAATCCAGATTCTCTTGTGGGTGAAGGCTGTGACCTCTTGGTTATAGATGAGGTAGCCAAAATGAATAAAAAAATTTGGGATATGTATTTATCTCCAACAGTTGCAGGCAGAAAAGGAAAGGTTATTTTTATTACAACCCCAGAAGGAAGAAACTGGATATATGATTTATTTAAATTAGGGTCGAATGATCCATTATGGGAAAGTCACTCATCTCCATCTTGGGTAAATCAGCATGAGTTTCCACAAGGATTAAATGATCCTGCTATTGTAGAAAGAAAAAGAAATATGTCAAAAGAATTATTCGGTCAAGAGTTTGGAGCAGAGTTTTCAGTATTCGAGGGAAAAGTTTGGGATTTTAATCGTGACCTTGATGTAGGAGATTTCCCTTATAATCCTAATTTACCTGCATATTGCACTATTGACTTTGGCTATCGTATGCCAGCAGTCATATTTTGTCAAACTTACTGGGAAAATGGTATTGAACATATTAAAATTTTTGATTCAATTTTGCATAAAAAAAATGTTAAAACAGAAGATTTAATTAAAATGATTAAAACTAAAGGTTACCCTATAGTTAGTTATTATGGTGATCCTGCTGGTGCAAATGTTCAAGGGCAAAGTGGAGCAGGGGATATGGAAATTTTTAGGCGTAGTGGAATTGCAGTAATATCAACTAGAGATAGAATGAGTAGAAATATTGTAGCTAGTGTCGCATATACAAGAGGATTTTTTGAAAGTGCTAATGGCGTTAGAAGAATCCATGTAGATAAAAGATGTTTAGACGTAATAGACGATTTTGAAGAGTATAGGTATCCAGAAAGTCAAGATGGAAAACCTATAAAAGAAGAACCTATTAAAGATGGATACCATGACCATGGTAATGATGCTTTTAGGTATTTTATTATTAATAGATTTCCAATGAAAAACACAGAAATGAAAAGGATTCAGAGATGATTGAACAAATGCTAAAAGAAAAATTATTAGAAG